CTAGCAACACGCCAGCATAGGCAACCGCAGCAGCTCCAGCTACGGCAAACGCCGCGCCCGCTTTTGCGCCGAAATCGCCTAACTTAGTTCCAAATCCTTCGGTTTCGGTATTGGCTTCGGTCAATCCTTTTTTAAGATTATCGACGTCCGCTAATATCGAGAGCTTAAGCGTTCTTGATCCATCAGCCATTAGTCGAACCTCTTAACTATTGAAGTGAACGCTTTTTCCCACTCAGCGATTAAGTAGCTTTGCTCAGCTCGTAACGTTGGGTAAATGAAATATCCAGTTGATCCGCGCCCAGTTGATCCCGACCAGATTGGGAATTGCTTAAATTTATTTGATCCAAATTCTGAACCGCCCCAAAGATCGCGAGTTGTTGCGCCGCCGCTAAATTTTTGTCCGACGAAACCAAACGAAATCTCGCCAATCTTAGACGATTTGCTTACTCTAGAACCCTCAGCAATTCGACTAGCGACAGGCGACGAATTAAGCGAACCAGCTGCGGACGTAATCTTGCCCTGTAAATAAGTAGCAAGCGCACTCGATTGTTCTTTAGCCTGGCTAACGGCTTCAGCGTCCATCGCCTTAAATGCTCCAGTAATGGCTCGGAGTTCGGCTTTGTCGTATTGAACGACTTCCTTACTTTCCGCCATTTCGTTTCTCCAGTATCTCGAGCGCTGTCAATATGTCCGCCGCGTCAACCCACTCACTCATCGGTATTCCTGTCGCGATCGACAGTTCAACCATTAAGTAGCTTAGGCTTCCTCGGCTGTAGCTTTTGGGCTTTCAGTATCTCCGACCGTAATATCGACCACCGTATCGCACCAAATCTCGTAAGGCTTTACTGGCTTACCAGCTGCCTCACGCTTTAATGCGTTCCACGCTAGGAACATTAAGTCGGAAATTCCGATTTTTTCCTGTGCCTGTTGAATTGTGTATCCTGTTTTTTGCTCCCATTTAGCGAACTCTGGTGGTTGCGCTGTCGTGGTTGCTGTTCTGCCGTCGTTCGTTTCGATATGTATTTGTAACTTCATGCTCCCGATCTCTTTTCTATAGTGTTGGTGTGGTCACGCATGTAAAACTAAGCGATACAGTCTGAGCGTCTGGAGCTACGCCGCCAGCGCTAGGAAATATAGGCTGTACGTCAAAGTTAAATACTGATCCACTCGCAGCTGTAAAAACAACTGAAAGCGGTGTGTTTGGAGCTGTGTCGGCTGCGTTCCATAGCTGATTACATAGTGATCCGCCAGCTGTCCAGTCGGCAAGCATTTCGACGTCGAAAGTGCCCTGTGTATCGGTTGTGTAATAAGCCTTACCGTCTAGCGTTTGGTAAGTGTTGATTGTTGACTCGATTGTGAGAGTCGCGGCTGTAGCTTGTGCGTCATAATTGTCACCATCGATAGTGAAAGTTATGTCGCGTCCAGTTACGATTGTTGTAGGCATTTGTTCTCCTTAGTTTTCTTGCTTATAGTAAGTTGACACGTCAATATCCGAAATAAGTAAATTACTCGAACCTAACGCAACGATCGACGGACGCGAAACGTCGCCGACGATGTATCCCGACGGAATAGCCGCGAGAATCTGTATGACTAACTTCTCGAGATTGTCGAGAGCGCCCGCGTTATTGTTGTACGCGACGGCGGCTGAGATTGTGAAATTTACTTTTAATTGAATTGCGCTACTGATTAGCGTGGTTTCTAAATACGGAGTACCTGGCACGATGATCGCTGCTGGCGGGATTACCGCCTCGGGTACTGATTCATAGACCGAAGCCGTTACGCCAGCGAGAGCAGTTGCTAATGGCGCGCGAACGTTAGCCTGAATACTTGTTGGAGTCGGCATTTATTGACCCATAGTTTCGACGTCAATAAACGGAGCTAATAATCCAATTACGCGATTTTGAAGTGAGCGCCCGAGTACGAACGGCGATGGGTTGAAATCAACCTGAGCCGAAGTATTGCCTGGAGCTGTGATCGATTGAAATACCTCGACCGAAACAACCAATAGCGCCGACTTTACGGGAGCTACTGCTGAATATAAATCCTCAGCTGTTGAGCCATTAAGTACGGCTAAGCCCGCGGGAATTTTAGGTGTAAAAATTTGATCTGGTACTGCTGTTGCTGTGGTGAATATGTATGGCGCGATTCTGTGATCGTTAACTGTAACGGTTAGATCAAACGCAGCTCCGCAGCCTGAAATTATGACAGCTTGACCAGGTACGAAATAGTTAATGCGTTGAGTCGTATAGAACGCCATGCCATCTTTGACTTCGATCCCTGTAATCGCTGATTGATAACCAGTTAGCAACGGCAAAATAGCGCCCTCGGCGCTGGCAATCATAAGATCGAGATATGCGTCTGGATAAAGAGAATCGCTAACGCCTAAAACAGCGCGAAGCTCGTCCGCGGTAATAATTGGCATTAGCGATCCTCTCTAGATTCTGCTCGGTCGCCTCGGGAGCGAAACGACCGATGTTTATTTATTTAGAATCAAACCTGATTCCAGCAAGCGCCGAAAGGAATCTTTGGAGCGATTGCGGCATAGCCGTAATACAGAATGTCCACAGTTCCATCGGATTGGATATTAGTGCGCAGCTCGAAACGTGGGGACTCGTACCATGTCCACGCGTCTGGGTTAACTACGACCATAGAGTGATCGCCGTTGGCTGTTGTTCCGCCAGCGTTACCGATTGAACGTGAAACGAATAGATTTAGACCAGGTGAAACTACGCCGCGAAGTGAATCGCCGCGAACATTTCCTGCCGCGTTTGATGGCTGAGCCGCATTGTAAAGAGGTGCGCCATTGTCGTTATAACCCATGATGTTAGTCCATTGAGTTGGGCTAACTACAAGGTTACGAGCGAAGCCTAGTGATGATGTGTAAACAGCACCCGCAGCTTGTGATGTATAAGCTAAGAATCCCTCAGCTGTATTTGGGTTAACGGCTGTCTGTTGACCAGCGCCGAAAATTGTACCGACAGCGAACTCATCTGTAACTTTTGCGTAAGCAAATTCTAGATTTTGAAGCAACGCTGTTAGATAACTCGGATCGCTGCGATCAATGAGCTCAATTGTGGAAATCGCGCGACCCTTGAAGGACTGTACGGGAACGCTAATATAAGTTGCGCTTAGGCTTGACTCTGTAACGACGCCATTTTCTGCGATGTTTGCGACAGTTGGAACAGCTGTGACCTTTGGAAGTTCGAAAGTCATACCTGTTGCGCTAAGAGCTTCGCGTGATAGTGCGTCAATCATGCCACGATCAGCATTTGCTAACGCGTTGATAACTGTGCGGCTTTGTGGTGTTGGAACCATGCCTGGTGCTGTTGATGTGGTGTTATCCGCAGCTTTGACATATTGGCGAGCGTCCTCGTCGTGTAGGACTGAAGCCTTTAGTGAGTATTGTAGATAAGAAACCTTATCCACGATTGGCGAACGTGGCGCGGTGTACGCCATTGGAACGTGTTTCGACGCTTCTACCGTTTCGGCAGTTGCGACGGTTTCGGTAGTGTCTGACACTTCGTCTCCTTCTGTTGTTGGATTTGTTTCCTCTGTTTCCTCATCTACGGAATCAGAATTCTCATCTGTTGCTTTCATTTCCTCTTTGTCCTCGTCGTCCTCATCGTCGCTGCCATCTTGACTCGCAGCTACGCTAGAAACGCGCGCGCTGTCGATGGCTGGCTCGCTGACAAGGCTGACCTCATCGAGAGAGCCTTTTGCTACGACTAACACGCCATCTACGAAATCGTGTGCGTTAACTTTTACGCCAACACTAAAACCATCGCGGAGACCCGTCGCAGCTTCTACCAATGCGTCGTTGCCCGCTGTTGTCTCCGCGATCTTAAATGTCGCGTCGATTCCCTGTTCGGTTGCGGTCATAGATAGAACCTTGCCGATTGGTCGAGTGCGATCATGTTCTAGTAATAGCTTTACGTTCTTAGTCGCAATAGATTCTGGTTTGAACGTCGTAAGTCCAGCGGACGTTGATCCAGTTTCGTTCCATGTTACGACGCGTCCGGTAATAGTCCGAGATTCGCTATCGGCTGATGTAATTGTTAGCGGCATATTTAGTTTCATTTAATCATGTCCTCAGCTTGTCGGATTTCCTCGACGCTGATTGCGCCGATTTCAAATAATGTTTTGTAAATTGCTACTCGTTCGGCTTCACTTCCACGCAAGTAATCCTCTAAACGGAAATGGACTGATTGTGTTGACGGAACGAAATCTGGCATGCTGAGTCTGGTGCTTATGCTTGTCATTAGCGGAATCAGCGAGAAATCAAGCAACGTTTTGCGAGTAACGTTCGCATTTGAATACGTCATGCTCGATCCAGTTTCGGCGTCAACGTAAAATG